AACACTAGTGGTAGTTCTACTTTTACTTTTGTTTCCAAAGGTTCTGAGGCTACTGGTAACGGTCTAGGTTCTAGCACTAGTGTTCGGTTGCGTAGTATTGTACGCAACAATCAGGAAGGTAATGGTTATGGGACGCAAAATGCTACTGTCTTGCACACTAGAATTGTTGTGTGTACTAGTACTGGTGTCGGCACTCAATCCGCTAGTGGGCTTAGAACTAGGATTGTTAACGCTAGCGGTTCTGCTCTAGGGACATCTAGTGTTACATATATTCGTACTAGTTTTCGAGCAGCCAGCGGTACTAGTGTTTCTGCAGAAACTAGTACACGACTAATGACTGCGAAACGCACTAGTACTAATGCTAGTGTTGGTAGTACTGATGTTGCCTTGTGGGTAAACCGAGGTAAAACTTTGAATGGTAGAATGGTTATGCCACCTATGCGTAGCCGTGTTAATCCGTATCTTATTAGACGAAGGTAGTAATGGAACTTAATGAACTTGTCCACGAACGAGAGTGGCGTTTATGTCGCGGTCCTCAGGACGCAACAACAGAAGATCTACTTGTAGCGTTCTCACATTTCTGTGAGAACTATTGGTTTATCAAACACCCTGAGCGTGGACGAATCAAGTTTGATATGCGTGAAGCGCAGATTGAAACAATCAGATCTTGGATGGATAACCGCTACAGTGTGGTACTCAAGGCGCGTCAGATTGGTTTCTCTACACTAGCAGCAGCCTACTGTTTTTGGTTGACTTTCTTTCAGTCCGACAGGTTTGTGATTATGCTAAGTCGTACTGAGCGTGAAGCGATGAAGTTACTGCAGAAGTCTAAGTATGGTTATCGTTGGTTACCTGAGTGGATGCGTGGTCGCGGACCACGCTTGTTAACCGATCATCAACTTAAAATGGTTTTTGATAATGAGTCCGCTATTGAGTCGTTGCCATCTAGCAATGACCCTGCTCGTGGTGAATCAGTATATTTGGTAGTCGTGGACGAAATGGCGTTCTTGCCTAACCCTGATGAAGCATGGGCTAGTATTGAACCGATTGCCGATGTGGGTGGTCGCGTTATCTGTTTGTCTACGGCTAACGGTAGTGGTAACTTTTTCCACAAACTTTGGGTTGGATCACAAACAGGCACGAACCAGTTTGTTGGTGTCTTTTGGTCTTGGCATGCTGGTGATCGTGATCAGGACTGGTATGAGGTTAAGCAGAAAACTTTACCATCATGGCAGTTGCATCAAGAGTACCCTAGGAATCCTAATGAGGCGTTCATCAAGTCAGGTAACCCTGTGTTTGATTTGGATGTTGTGGGGGCTATGGTGGCTTCCGAACCTGATGTTGGGCACATTATATCCGAGAGTGGGTTTGTGGCTGGCACAGAGGGTCCTATGCGCATTTGGGAGTACCCTGAGTTGAATGAGACTTATGTGATTGGGGCGGATGTCGCGGAAGGTTTATCTTATGGCGACTATAGTTCCGCCCACATTATTAATGCTAAAACAGGAATGGTCGTAGCCCACTACCATGCTCGTATTGAACCCGATCTATTCGGGGATATGTTATGTGAGATTGGCTGGTTCTACAATAACGCTTTATTGGGTGTAGAAAATAACAATCACGGTCTAACCACCCTAAAGGCTGTTCAAAGGTATGGCTATCAGAATATCTATCGCCAACGAAGGTTGGCTCATGCTCGTCCCGTTCCTACGGATGTCCTTGGTTGGCGTACTACTAGTTCTAGTAAGCCACTAATGATTGACGAACTTAGTGCGGCTATGCGTAACGAGGATTTGGATCTGTGTTGCGAGTATACCATTGGGGAGTTGCGAACATTTGTTCGTAAGGAGAATGGTCGGATGCAGGGTTCCCCTCATGATGACCGTGTTATCTCTTTGGCTATCGCTAATCAGATGCTGAAGTTTGTGTGGTTGGCTGAGTATTCTGTGGGTGAAACTATCCCTAGGAACTCGTTGGCTTGGTGGGAGCAGTTTCTACAGAAACCTGAAGTGCCAAAAAATCAACCGATTGGTGCATATAATGTTCGGCATGGTGCAGGAATCACACGATAACGAACGATTATGCTATTGGTATGACTAGTTATCGGTGCGAACAATGTGATAAAGTGGAAGTTGTTGACATGATTCCACGACGAGGAAAGATTTGTTTTGGCTGCCACATCAAAGGCATCCGCCTAGGGTTCAAACATGGGCAAGAGGACTTTCATGGTCCGACAATTAAAGAACGACAGGATAAAACTATTGCTGAGGCTCGCGCTAACGGCTTGAATCCTGAACCTGTTGGGACCAAGTGGATCTGATATGTGGGCTATCCCTGTTGTTGTTGCCTTGATTGGTGGACCTATAATGTGGTTGCTATCTAGGTTTGACCGTAAAAATACTGAGCAACATGGGGCTAATATGAGTGTTCTAAAAAATATTGAAGTAAAAATAGATAAGATTGATGACCGTCTTGACGGTCATATTGATTGGCATACACATAAGGATGGTACAAAATGACATACAAAGAAGCATTGAAACGGGCTGTGGCTACATTTGTGGCTGGGGCTACCGCCGCGCCACTAACTAGCGCAATCGTTGATATCTCATTTTTAAAAGCGGCTGCTGTTGCAGGCGTTGTTGCCGTATGGAATCTAGTTGCCCGTACTGCTCAAGCATGGAAGGCTACTGATGGCTCGTCCCTCTAATAGCGATATTCTTGCGCGTTACCGCAAGAAGATTGTTGCATCCAAGAAATGGCGTAAAGAAGAATCGTATGACGATACTTGGAAGCGTCTAATAGATCTATATCGTGGACGACATTATGAACACTTTACTGATGAAGATCGTATCTTGGTTAACATGGCTTTCTCTACAATCAATGTGATTGCACCATCTATTGCTGTGAACTATCCTAAGATTACTGTTGCTGCTATCAATCCTGAGAACGCTGATAATGCGATTATCTCTGAGGCTGTTGTTAACTATTGGTGGCGACATCGTGATATTAGGGGTCAGTTCCGTCGCGGCGTAAAAGACATGCTTATTGTTGGTCACGCTTGGATGAAGGTGGGCTATAAGTATGTTGAGGAAGAACGCATTGGGGATGACGAAGATGTTAACGACCCCGATGTTCCTCAGAACTATACGCAAACAACCTACAATGTTCTTGAGGACGCTCCTTTTGTGGAGCGTGTCTCACCATTTGATATCTTCATTGATCCTGATGGAACCAACATGGATGACATCAAGTGGATTGCTCATCGTGTCCGTCGCCCCATTAGTGATGTTCGCAGTGATCGTCGTTACAATAAGACTGCACGGGATGAAGTTTCTGCTGTATCTTTCTCGCGGTATAGCACGGATGAACCCCAGCACCGTAAGATTCATGACCGTGATGAAGGCTATGCCGACATCTACGAGTTCTATGATCTAAGAAACGACACTGTTAGTGTGTTTGCCGAAAGTGCTGATTCTTTCCTGATTAAGCCACAGAAGATGCCGTATGCTTTTGGGCATCCTTTTGTGATGCTACGCAACTATGATGTGCCTGATCAGTTCTATCCCATTGGTGACTTGGAAGCCATTGAGCCTTTGCAACGCGAACTCAATAGCACACGCTCACAGATGATGAATCATCGTAAGCGTTATGCCCGTAAGTATTTGTTCCGCGAAAACGCTATGGATGCTAATGGTCGTGCGGCTATGGAATCAGACGAGGACAATGTTATGGTCCCCGTTATTGGCGACATGCCCTTGGGCGATGTCGTGGCACCATTCCCAGCATTGATTAACCCACCCGAGTTCTACAATCAGTCGTCAATGATTGAACAAGACATCAACTCCATTAGTGGTGTTGGTGAGTTTATGCGTGGTGGCGTATCAGAGATCCGCCGTACCGCTACAGAAATTGGTGCGCTACAGGATGCCGCCAATGCCCGTACCGCAGACAAACTTGCAACCATTGAGCGTGGTGTATCCATGATTGGTCGTCGCCTACTGGGACTGTCGCAACAGTTCCTCACAGGCGTGCAGACTGCTCGTATCTTAGGCAAGGATGGTCAGCCTGTTTGGATCAAATATGATCGTGAATATATTGCTGGTGACTTTGACTTTGATGTTGTTGGTGGATCCACGATGCCTAATAACGAATCTGCTCGTCGCGCACAAGCATTAGATATGGTTAATAGTATGGCACCATTCGCTAGTGCAGGAATCGTGG